ACCATAGCACAGTTTATACATTCCAAGCTTCATCACTTGAAGATGCAAGACAAAAAGCATTTGATTGGTTAGAAAGTCAAGGTGTTGATAGAAGAGGTTATGGTCTAGCACGTATGGATCAATCTGCACCGGCACAGGGTAGCACAAGTAGTATTCAACAACAACGAGCGATACCCGGCACATTTACCGGTGCTTGGAAAGTAATGGCTGACGGTGAAGAAGTCTATCGTTTCAGTGGTGTAGGCAATCAACAAAGTGATGCTAATCGTGTAGCCATTCAATGGCTAAGAAACAACGGGTACGATCAAGGTACTGAAGTTGAAGTTGTACCTATAATGAGTTAATATGAGAGCAACAGAGTTTATTGATAAAGAAATCCCCTTTGCAGACGGATATTTAGTTGTGAGCAAACACTTCATTAAAGATAGAAGTGACGGTTCGGAACGTAATATTCCTATTGAAAAAGTGCTCAGAGTATTACATAAATTAGAAACAAGGCGTGGTCACGAATTGATGAAAATGCCATATATTACTTTTGCAGTTAAAACTAATGATTTAGGTGTAGCAATAGCTAAACAAAAAGACAATCATGGTGAAAATGCATATGTAGTGTTAACTGCACATCCTACACTAAGCACATCTCCTGAAGAAGATGTATTTTATTTAGAAGAACAAGAAAATCCTAAAGTGGATTTAACACCTAACTATCCTAACTATCAAGTGTTAGTGGGTGAGTTCTTAGGCGTAAAGAAGAATAGATATATTTTTCAAATTGTTGATGCAGAACTAAAGCCAGGACAAGGTCCTACTGAGAAGATTGTTAAGTCAATTACAAACAAGACACCATTTGGTATTGATATTGAACGTGTTAAGAATCGTAAAGTTTTAGAAGATTTAAGTCGTAGAGGTTTCTTAGGTGGATTGTTGGGCACAGCCGCATTAGGTGCAACTGGTGTAGCACAAGCAAAACCTACACAACCCGCACTGCAACAAAAAGCAGAACCAGTCAATATGTTGAGTAATCATCCTCAACACGAAGCAGTATTACAACGTGCGGCTAAGGCAGCAGGAATCAAAGGTACTGAGTTGGCACAGTTTATGGCACAGACTAACCACGAATCTTGGGACTTTAGTAGATTAAAAGAAAAAGGTATGGGTAAAGGATATTTTGCTAAAAAGTATGATCCTAAATACGCACCGCGTACTGCTAAGATATTAGGCAATAAACAAATAGGTGATGGAGAGAAATATCACGGTAGAGGGTTCATTCAGTTGACTGGTCGTGATAACTATCGTATGGCACAAGATGCATTGAAGATTCCATTACTACAACAACCTGAGTTAGCAGAACGCCCTGATATTGCGGCAAAGATTGCTATATGGTATTGGCAAACCCGTGTTAAGCCACATATAAATAACTTCAATGATACAAAAGCAGTAACGCAAAAGATTAATCCTGCAATGCGTGGATTACAAGATAGACACGCAAAGTTTATTGATTACAAAAATATATTATAAAGAGAACTGAATGAAGAAAATAATAACAATCGCACTACTAGCAATATCTACTATTACATTTGCACAAAAACAAAAGCCAATGAACATCTATGACTTCCCTATCACTAGAGTTATTGATGGTGATACAGTAGCATTTCAAGCACCTTTCTTACCACCACCGTTGAAGCAAGAATTAAGTATTCGTGTATTTGGCGTTGATACTCCTGAAAAAGGTCACAGAGCAATGTGCCCGCAAGAAGACCAGCGTGGTCAGGCTGCAACTGCATTTACAAAGAATGCTATTACCAAAGCACAAAAGCGTCAAATAGCTATTGCTGACTGGGATAAGTATGGTGGACGTGTTTTAGGTGATGTATTACTTGATGGTCAAAGTTTAAGGATGATGCTAATACAGAACGGATTTGCACGTGAATATTACGGAGAAGCTAAAACTTCTTGGTGCAATTAAGATTTTAGATAAATATATAATACAAGGAGTATATTATGACAGACGTAACAGTTAATGAGACAACAAGTATTGATGACGAAGGTAGAGAGCATACTTTCAGATGGGAAAGTGATGAGTTTATACCTCTAGATCAGTGGTTAGCTGATAACAAGTCCGCAGAAGATGTTGCTTTTTGGATGGAAAATGACCACGTAGGTTCGTTTTCTGACAAAGGTAGTGATTTGTATGCTGAATGGCTTGTTGCTACTAAAATGGTTCATACAGTTAAAAGACCAAACGGTGAAATCTTCACTGCAGATTATAAAGACTACCTCTAATATAAATGAGATTCGAACAGGTTTTAATTGAATCCGCTGCCACTGAACTAGCTAAAAAGTTGCCTAGTTTAGAGAAGCACGATTATAATACCATTGATAGATTAATGCGTGGTATTGCAAAAAAGCATAGGATTACTGGTAAAGCCCTACATGACCTGTTCGTTAAAAAGTATCATAAAACACCGGATAGCTGGATCACTAATAAATTAGATGAAGCCGGAGAAGGTGATTTGCAACAAGAAGTTGATAAATTTGTTGAGTGGGCTATTAAGCAACTACATTTAAATTCTAAACCGGTTGTTGAATTAAGTATGGATACCGAAGAAGCACAAAATAATCATCACACCGGTGGGCATAAAATGGGTGAAGATAAGATATGGGTATACGCAAAAAATCGTAATCTAGTAGACATACTAAGAACCGTGTTCCACGAATTAGTTCACGTTCGTCAAGGCGAACTAAATATGATTGAACCTGGTGATAGCTACCCTGGTAGCCCAATAGAAGCAATGGCTGATATGCTTGCAGGAAAATATATTAAAATATACGGGGAAGCTAATCATCATATTTTTCAATAATATGATATGCTTATATATAATTTTAATAACAACACTGATCACTTCTCAATACGAATCAAGCTTTTAGACAGCTCATTTGTAACTACTTGGAAAGATTATGTTACAAGAACTTCACAAAGATTACCTTTCTTATCTTGGTCATTAAACCCGCATAATATTACTACGCAATTAGACAAAAATGTAAACTACAAACTATTCATTTTCAATCTTTTAAAATCATTTCTGTTATTAGGTAAGCATTATAAAATAGATTTCAGTAAAGAAATCGAAGAATTAAAAGTACTAATAGTAAACTACGATGGTCTTACACAACAACACTTGAATAGATGGCATAGACATTTTACGACACTGGCTAAGTTTTTAAATCCATTTGAAACAGTTGAAACTTATACGGATACTCCCAAAGATATTGTACATCACGCTATACACGAATTGAATAATAATACACATTTATTAGAAACAATAACTTACCCCAAATTAAATAGAATAACTAAATTTATACCCAATCATTTGTATTATGGTCTACATTCAGCATCTACTAGAAATTTAGAAAACAATGAAGAAATTTGGGGTACAGAAACAGTAGAATATATTAAAGAAGATTTCGATTTTAATACCCAATCATATAAACACACTGTATGGATAACCGATGACATTTTGGGTAAGGATCATTTTAAATGTTGGTTTGAAGAAGACGAACCTATTAATGATGATATTACCGGTAACATATTAATGACACCCAATGTTACGTTTGACCCAAATAGAATATTTGAAAAAACAATAGATGATCCAGAATTTAGAAAATTTGTAACTGGATCAAATAAAAACCTTAACCGTTATCCTATAGGTGATATAGAAAATACAAATGATATACCTTGGGATTCTATAACTAATTTTAAATTAACAAGTATTGAACTTGACGGCAAGCAATTGTGGAATTGTGAATAACCATAATATCTTTCAGTAATTAAACACTTGTGCTATAATCTATAAATGATTAAGATTACAGTACCTTTACCCAAACAACTCACTATCGCTTGTAGTGGTGGTGTTGATAGTATGGCAATCGTTGACTTTCTAAGTCGCAAGCACGATATAACTATTGCCCATTTTAATCACGGCACACAGCACGGAGAAAAGGCATACAAATTTGTTTCCGAATATTGCGCCAACAACAATATCTCAATGATGGTAGGTTTTTGTCGTAGTGAAAAAGAAAAAGAAGAAAGCCAAGAAGAATACTGGCGCAGAGAACGCTATGACTTTTTTAAAGATTTGGGCCCAGTAATCACTTGTCATCATTTGGATGATTGTGTTGAAACATATGTTTGGTCAAGCTTACATGGTACCCCCAAAGTTATTCCATTAACTCGTAACAATGTACTCAGACCATTCTTAACTACACGCAAACAAGATTTCGTATATTGGTGTGAAAGTCATAATGTACCTTGGATCGAAGATGAATCAAACAAAAATTCCAGATACACACGTAACTATATTCGCAATGAAATGATGCCTCACGTATTGAGAGTCAATCCGGGCATTCATACTTTGGTAAAGAAGATTGTAGAAGGTAAGCAAAATAGTTGACTTCCCTGCACAACCCAAGTATACTAACTAATTATTTAAGGAGAAACTATGTCGGACTATAATCGCACGTTTAACAACGAAGCAAAAATCAAACTCACACAATTGGTCAATGAGGGCATGACAGTGCTACACGAAATTGACACGTTGAATGGTGGATTGAATGATACTATTAAAGCAGTGGCAGAAGAACTTGAAATCAAGGCCTCTACATTGAAGAAAGCAATTAAGATTGCTCACAAAGCAAGTCTTGGTCAAACTAACAAAGACCACGATGAACTCAATACTATCTTGGAAACTGTGGGCAAAACACTTTGAGCTACGTTGACGCTATTCACAGTAGAGATGAGGATCGTATCTACGTTGTAGAAAGAGATAGTAACGGCAAGCGTCAATACAAAGAATATCCTACAAACTATGTATTGTATTATCCCGATCCTAAGGGTAAACATCGTAGTATCTATGGTGATCCAGTCAGTCGTTTCAGCACACGTAAACGTCAAGAATTCGAAAAAGAAAAACGCATTTATTCAAATAAGAAACTATTTGAAAGTGATGTTAACGTGGTCTTTCGCTGTCTAAGTGAAAACTATCTTAAAATTGACGCACCTAAGCTTCATACTTGTTTCTTTGACATTGAAGTAGACTTTGATCCTGACAAAGGATTTAGTCCTACAAGTGATCCATTCAATCCTGTAACTGCTATCAGTTGTTACTTAGATTGGTTAGATCAATGTATCACATTAGTCATTGCCCCTAAGCATATGACAAGTGAAACAGCAAACGATATCGTTAGTCAATTTGAGAATACAATGCTATTCACTAATGAGAAAGATATGTTTGATGTTTTCTTTCAACTTATTGAAGATGCTGATGTATTGACTGGCTGGAACTCAGAGGGCTATGATATTCCCTATATGGTCAATCGTGTTACTAGAGTTATGAGTAAAGATGACACACGCAAGTTTTGCTTGATGGGTCAGCTTCCTAAGCCTAGAGAATACGAACGATTCGGTAAGAGTGAAACAACTTATGACTTAGTAGGTCGTATTCACTTGGACTATTTGCAGTTGTACAAAAAGTATAACTATGAATCACGCCACAGTTATAAACTTGACTCTATCGGTGAGATGGAAGTCGGTGAAAACAAAACACAATATGAAGGTACTCTTGACCAATTGTATAACAAAGACTTTAAAAAGTTCATTGAATACAACAGACAAGATACAATGTTGTTAGTGAAGATTCACAACAAACTTAAGTTTTTAGAATTAGCTAATCAACTTGCACACGAAAACACAGTACTGCTTCCAACAGTTATGGGTTCAGTAGCAATGATTGAGATGGCAATTTTTAATGAGGCTCACGAACGTGGGCTAGTAGTTCCAGATAAAAAACGAAAGGTTGAAAATGAAGAAGAAGTCCAGCAGGCAGCAGGTGCCTTTGTTGCTACGCCGAAGAGAGGAATGCACGAATGGGTTGGTGCAGTCGATATCAACTCGCTCTATCCCTCGGTTATTCGTGCCCTCAACATGGGTGGAGAAACAATCGTTGCACAAGTCAGACAGACACTAACTGACAAATATATGCAGAGTAAGGGTCTTAAACTTGCAATGGAAAAGAAACGCTATAAAGATGGCGATGATGCAGTTGAAGGCGCTATACTATGGGAAGGCTTATTCAGTTGTCTTGAGTATACAGCAATTATGGCACAAGAGCGTGGCACTATTCTTACTGTTGACTTTGAAGATGGTCGTAGCGAAGAAATGAGTGCGGCCGAAATCTGGAAGATGATATTTGATAGTCATCGTCCCTGGATGCTAAGTGCTAATGGTACAATCTTTACTTATGAAAAAG